CGCCGTCGGCAACGCGCATAACTTCTTCTAAAACGTCTTTGCCGGTAATCGCGGATTGAACAATAAGCGACATTCCCAAACCTTCGTTATAAAGAGTTTGGGCACAAGCAACGAACGAAGTTAAATCAAGTTCCGACGGAAGATTTCCAAAACGGCCCCATTTTTGCGTAAAGGCGTCGTAAATAATTTCCATCGGATTAACATCGTAACCGTTCGGCATAAGCGAATAAGTCGCATGAAGGCCAGACGTAAGACGCGACAGTTCGAAGCTAAACGCTTTCGGCGTCGTACTTGTTCCAATATAAAACGCTTTGAAAACCGCACGCGCGAAGCCGTTGTAAGCTGGAACGTTTGCGCCAATCTTCGAAACCAAATAAGAATCTTGCGGCGGGTCAAAACGGCCATCGTAAAACGTCATTGTTCCTTGAAGGCCACCGCCTTCTTTTTCGCCGCCGAACAAATTAGGAAGGTTAATCGAAATGTCGCTGGAAGCCATATTTCCCGACCAAATTTCGTAAGTATCCGCCCAAACTTTGCGAAGTTTAACGCCGGGGCCAAGGCACAAAATGCAATCAATGCCCATGTAATTTTTATATCCGACCGTAACGCGCTTCGAACTGAATAGGCCGGTTTTAACCTTTTCAGTAATCGCAACCGGGCGAAAATCGCCATACCAAGCCGTTATCGGCGATTTCTGGCGCACCGTTCCCCACACTAGGGGCATAGGGTCGCCATGCTTTGACCGTGGAAACTGGAAGTCGCCAAGCTTCGCCGCGCGGGCGTTTTCAATGTTCGGCTTCGGGGTAAGCGCCGCAACCAAAAGAAGGGCGACAATAAAAACGACTAAATACCACATTTATTTAACCCCTGTAACGAATACGTTATTCGATTCGCCCGGAACAAACGGACAACCGCCGAAGTTGCGTTGATTGGCGAATTTCGGGCAACCGTTCGCGCCTGAATAAGAATGGTCGCAACCTGCCGTAACTTGAATCGCAGTACCAACCGCAATTCGGCTAAATTCATAATTGATTGTTAGAAGGCTTCCCGATTGATTAACAATCATTCGACGTTCGTTGCGGGCGGGAATTGCAATTTCGCCGCCGATAAACCAACCGTTAGGAAAACCGCCAATGGAAGGAATGCCAATAACGCGACCTTCTATCGAAGAAACTTGCGTATCCAGTGAATTAGCAACGCGGGAAACCTTGCAAAGTTCGTCGAACAAAACGTTATTGCAAGGCGGTTGAACATAGACGTTCGGTATATTACCTTGCAGGATAGAACCGAATTTGGAAGGAATGCGAAACGTCGCGAATTCGTCATTGACCGTAATCGACGCAATCGGCCCTTTCCAGTATGGAACAAAAGAAGCCGCGTCGCGTTGCAAACGGTAAATCGTCAAAGCAAGCGAAGGCGGCGTAGTTTGAAAGGCATAGTCTTTAACGATTTGTTCGGTAATGGGAACGTCTATCGTAATATCTACGCTATCATCTTCATGCGTTCCGACTTTCAAACCGCCGCGTTTCAAACCCGGAACAGGGTTATAAACCGAACCTCTAAACGTATGCGCCAAATTGTCGGAAGTCATAAAATAATTACGATACGTTCCGACGAATTCGAACAGTTCAAAAGGCGCACTATCGCTTAAACTTTTTTCTTTATCGTCGTAATCTGACATATTAAGGTTCCGCCGTTCTAATGGAAAGATTCAACAGACTTTCAAGCCCGTAATGTTTCCATTCTACCTTATCATCGTTCAATCGAACAGGTAACAAATACGAAATGCGCGAAACGCTGCGCCAGCCTGCGCCGGTTGGAAGCGGCGTCGTTAAAAGAATAATCGTATTCGAACCCGTTACGCTTGCGCCGGTTATTTGTGTTCGATGAATGCCCGAAGCCGTTTCAATTTCGATATAACGATGCGTGATAATAGGCCAAATCTTTTCGGCGTATTGCGTGCCTTCGATTGTGTATGTCGTCGTTGCATCGGAAGGCGCGACGGCCAATTTCATATCATCGCGATATGTGGGCATCCAGAATTTGCGCGCTTGGCCCCGGCAATATGCGAATACGGTTTTCCAATAGTCCATTTCGTCGGGCGCTTTGATGCGATTTACTTTAAAAGTTCGCGGCCCGCCGATGCGGCTATAATCCCAACGCGAAATAATGTCAGGCAATCCGGTTTGATTGTCGATTGAAACTTGGCCGGTCGAAACTTCGTCTTTAACCAATTCGTCGGCAAGCGGGCGTTTATCTACGACAGGCGAACCAAGGAAAGTCGGAAGCGTTACGGCGGAACCTGTACGGGTAAGCGTCGAACGCTGGCGAATCATCTTGCAAATAAGCGTCGTTTCTGCGGCCTGATTTACGGCGTAACGGTCGATTGAAGTTTGATTGTCGATAAGGGCAGGCGAACCCGGCATGATTAAAGAATTCGCCGGAATATCGGCAATAAGCGCCGAACTTACAAGACCGCCGCTTGCGTTAAGCGTTTTGATTTCAACAAGGATTGCGGTAACTGGCGTTTGAATCAAAACGTAATCGCCCGCGCGAATATCCGTTTGCGTTCCGTCGAAATAAACTTGAAGGCTTCCGCTTGCACTTGCTGCGGTCGTTCGCGTTGCGTATTGGAATTCAGGAATCCAAAGCCGACCGACAGACGAAAGCAAATCGGAATAAAAGCGACGGATTGATTCGCTAGAATCAAATTTTACTTTCAAATTCAATTCGACGCGCGGCATTTCGCCCCGAAGTGCTATGCGTTGTTCGGTTCCGTCTGTCGCTATCATCAAATCCGACAACCATTCCCAAGTTTCATTTACTGGAACTTCGGGCACAATGTCAAACTTAACGGCGCGCGTTCCCGTAATCAGAATCGGCAATGGGTCTATAACGTTCGAAAAATCAAATTGAACTTCGACGTTAATATTTGGCTGGCCGCTTGTTCCTACTGTAATATCATAAGTAAGTTCTTTAAGTGGCGGCATTGCATACGGCACCGCTTGGCCTGTAATTTCAATGCCTACGGGATTCGAAACCAAAATGTCGGAAAGTTGCGCCGTAGTTTCAGGCCAAGCGTTCCAAACTTTAAATTGGCGTGTTTGCGAAGACGCTACGGTTTGCAAATCCAGTTTAAGCGGCGAAACATGAACGCGAAAATAATAATCGCGGAAAAAGTTATTTTGTTCGTTGCCCACAATAGGCCAACGATTCGACGGCGCGATTCGATAGGCGGAACGACCGCCTTGCATACTGAAACCCGAAGTCAAGGTTTTATATTGCAAAGGCGCAAACGTTGCGGGCGTATTTTCGTTCAAATCTGCCGAAATGTACGGGTTAATTTCGCCGCCTTTAAAACCCGCTTCTAAAATTCCTGCAAGTCTTCCGGCCATGTTTTAGCTTCCGGTATATTTGATTGCGTAACCCCAAGTTCCCGAATGCTGCGCGCCCGTTGAATAAGTTACGCCATCGCGAACCGTTGCGTCTTTTCTATACGCCGGGTAACACTTCCATTGTTCAGAACCGAACGTAATAATTTCGCCCGGAACAACGTTGTCTAAGCGCATATAACGGGCATTGCGCAAATTAAGAACAATTGTTATTCCGTTACTATTGCGATATGCAATCGCTTTTACTGGAATAAGAACGTTTGCGTTGTTCGAAAGATTCGGCATTGCTGTAAGAATACCTGCGGCGTAAGCAATGCCGTAACAACCTTGGCCCGGCAGATAATCAGATTCGCTTAACCATCCTACTGCATCCAAGCCTTGATGAATGAACGAAGAAGGGTACGAATACCCGAATCCGATTGTAGAAAATAAACCAATGCCAAGACCGTTGTACGGCTGAACACCGCAAGATGATATATTTGCACCAAAATAAACAAGTCGGCTGCTTGCAGTTGTTAGGGAAACATCGCTTCTAAACGAACCTGTAAACCAAGCGCCAGTACCGCCAATGCCGGGAATATCGGATTTACCGAACGAAAGTTGTTGGTAAAAATCCGAATTGTAGTTAATGACGCAATAAACTTCGTCAGGATTTGCGAAAATATGAATTTCATACGTAACGGGAAACGAAATTGTATAGCCCGTTATACTTCCCATCATAACGCCGTAAGAAGGCGAACCGTTAAGCGTCGAACCGCTTTGCCCCGTTCCGCCGTCAAGACGAAGATAATTTGAAGCATTGGAAAACTTGAAGAAACAACCGTTCTTCGAAAGAATACCGCTCGAAAGCGTCCATCCGTTTGCAACGCAAGCGTTTTGTATTGCCGTTTGAAGGTCAGAGAAAGACGCGGCGGTTCCGGTAATGTATGCCATGTTATTAACTCATTTCAATAGCGACGAAATCGCGCCAAGTTGTACGATTAACGTTTTGCGCCATTACAAAGGCGCGACCGCTAACCGCCCGGATTGCATCAACGGCTTGTTTTACCGTCATGCCTGTTTGGTCAATTGTCGAACTTCCGCCCATTTGAACGACGTTTTCGACGGCGTTGTTAAAACCAGAACAATAATAAACGCCGTCAAGTTCGCCCCAAATGTTAGACGGGTTCGAAGTTGTGTCTTGTTGGCCTAAAATAATCGGTTCCAACTGGTAATAAACATCGGCAGGAACCATACAATTTGACGTTTGCGGGCCTGCAAGTGTGTTTGACGTACTGTTGCGATTCGTGAAAGGATACGACCAAACCTTGTTCCAGTTACCGGCCAAATCGCGAAGCCAAAGATAACAATTCGTTGTGTCGTAATAATAGCCCGGATACGGGAATTGTTGCGTTGCGTCGCTAAAACGCTTCAATTCAGCACCGTTGAACATGCTTGCATTTACAAGCGGCGAAGGATATTCGCCCGGTCGTGCATACGGAAACATTTTGCCGACGTAAAAATGTTCATAAACCGGCGTACCTACTTTAAGACAAGCGACGATGCGTTGCGCGTTCGCTGTCATAAAATAAGTAATCGCGTTATTGTGGGCAGGGCATCCCGAACCTTTAAAACCCGGCTGCGCTGCGAAAGCATTTCCGCTAACGTATCCGGTAAAAGTTGCGCAAAGCAAATTGTAATAATCGCCTGTCGTGCTTTGGTAAGTTTGGAAACCTACATAGATTTCTTCGGCACCTGAAAGACCAAGCGATTTCAAAATAAGTTCGCGGTTTGCTGAAACTGTATCGTAACGAAGCGTTGTCCATCCGTTAGCTTCGGCAAGTGTTTTAATTGCGGCCAATAATTGATAATGGCAATCATCGCCGCCGCCCTTCGTTACTGTTCCGATTGCGTAACCCATTATTTAACCCCTACAATTTTCGCAACCGTCGAACCGTTTTGTTCGATGGTTTCAATAATAAATGCTTGACCTTCGGAAGATTTCAAACCGGCCAAAGCCGCTTCTTTTGATTGTACCACTACGGCGTTAAAAGAAGTATTTACAACAGGCGCGGGCGCTGCGGCGGGCGCATTGCCCACACTAGCCGCCCCGGCTTGTTCGCCGTTGCGTTGAACGCCAGCCGCGCCAGCCTGCAAGGCTTGCAGATTCGCGACGCCGATTCGTGCCGTTGCGTTTGCGTCCATAACGTATTCGCGACCATGCACAACGCCCGCAACTTCATTAACGCCAATCGACCCGGTATAACCGCCTTCTTTAAATCCGGCGTTTTGGCTGCGGATTTGTTGAACGTTCGCCAAGCCTGCGGCAATAGCTGCGGCGGCTGCGGCTGCGCCCAACGCCGGGCCAACGTAAGGAATAGAAGCCATCGCAGCGTATGCGCTTGTTGCGCTTTGGTAAGTCGAAATCATGGCTTGCGCAATTGCGGCGGCTTTGCCAACTGCGGCCATTTTCTTGTTACCTGATTTTTGCAACGCGGCCAAGTTTCCGAAAAAGCTATTCGCCGCGTTCAAATGCACGTTTTGGCGCTGCAATTCAATTTGCATTGAAGCCGAAGCGTATTCCTGTTCGGTAATCAAACGTGCATCGTACATTTGTTTGATTTGGTCATTGTATGTTTGATACATTGCCAATTGCGCGTCGATATTCTTTTGAAAATTCGTTGTATCAATTCCCATTCCTTGAAGCATCGAATTTGTAGCCGAAGCCTTGTCGCCGCTATTTTGCATTTCTGAAATTGCGGTTACTTTGTTTGAAAAATCTTCGCGCGGTTGTTGGTATTGGTTATAAAGTGCATCGCGCGCTTCTTGCAAACCTTTTCGTTTTTGCAAAAGTTGCAATTCTTCACGTTTTTGTGCCAAATATTTTTCGCGGTCTTGAATACCTGCTGCGATTGCTGCATTTTCTAATTGAATCATTTGCTGTTCAATTTCGCGCGCTTTCGGCGTCAATTCCAATAGTTTAAACTGGTCTTCTAAGTCTTTATTGTATTGACGCATCGGGTCTATTGCATTTTTGTAAGCTTCTGTCGCTTTGATAGTTGCGGTTTCGTATTGCTGTTGTGTAATCGAACCTTGCGACAACAGCTTTTGCGCTGCGGTAAGATTGGCGTTATAGTCGCGTTGCGGCCCTACGGCTTCTTCGTAAATTCTATCGTAAGCTTGTTGAATATCTTTCGCTTCCTGAATCGCTTTAATCTTTTCTTTGATTGCGGCGGCTTCGTCTTGCGAAAGCTTAATTTTCTTACCCAACAACTGTTCTTCGATTTGGTCGAACCGGGCTTGCGCTTCGCGTTCCGGCTTCAACATATACATACGCGACAATTCGTTATCAAGTTCGGCGTTAATCTTGGCAAGTGCGGTTGCGCGCTTTTCCGCACCCTTGGCGGCTTTTTCGTCGATAGCGTTAGCGTTAGGCGTCAAGTTCGGGCCAGTTCCGCGCAATGCCGAACCTTGGCCTTCGGCTGCGCGTCTAGCTGCGGAAATTCCTTCGGCGCGTTTCATAAACGCCGAAGACCATTCGCCCAAATAGTCTTTTTGTGCATCTTTGAACGCTTTGCCAACTTCGGCGGCTGCGCCCTTGGCGGCATCGCCAACTTGCATACGCGGAAGCTTAATTGTTGCAGCATCAAGCGCGGCATTAAGACGCCCGGCCATATCCGGCGCAACTTCGGCCCCAAGCTGCGCAATTTTACGCAATCCGATTTGCCAAGCATTAACAATCGTTTCGACGGCAGTTGCGCCGAAATTAACGACCGACGCGAAGACGTATTGCATAACGTCGGGGAATTTATCCCAAATAACCTTAATCGCGTTAAATGCGCCGACCCAAGTTGCGATATAAAAGTTACCGACAGTTTTAACGATACTTACGACCATATCGCCGACGCTGGCAAACTGCGAACCCCAACCGTTTGTCGCTTCCTTAATCCATGCAAAGGCCGTTTCCCAAGCCGACTTAAACAAGTCAGTAACGAAAGTAACAGCGTCGCCGATATACGCGAAAACAGTTCGGAAAATATCTTTAAGCGAAACGGCACCGTCGGAAGTTACGGCGATTTGGTCGCCAAACAAAGTAATTGCGGCGGTTGCTGCGGTAATGCCCACAATAAGCGCGCCAATCGGATTCGCTGCAAGGGCTGCGGTAAATGTCCAAACGGCGGCGGTTGCCGTCGAAAGCATACCCAACAGCGCCGGGCCGAACGCTACCAACAGCGCAGCGCCGACAACGGCCAGAATTACGGCAAGCGCCTTCATGTTTTCCGAAAGGAAAATGATTGCCTTCGAAATACCCGCCGTAATGCCTAGCGACTTATTGATTTCGCCGAAAGTTTGCGTCGCAGCGGTTTTTAAATTAGTCATCCCTTCGGCTAGTGTGGGTAACAATTTCGCATATTTGGAATCGGCTAATGGCTCCAACTTTTTAAAAGCCTGAAACAAAACATCGCCTGTTATTTTTCCTTCGGATGCGGCTTTTTTTAAACCGCTTTCATTTATTTTTAAAACCTCAGCAATTGCGGTTCTAACCGATTTTGGCATATTTTCAGAAACGGCTTTGAATTCTTCACCCGCTAATACGTTCGAATTAAAAGCTTGCGAAAGTTGAAGTAGCGCGGAAGCTTGTTCTTGTGGCGCAGAGGCTCCTATTTTTAAAAGCTTATTTACTGTTTCGGTAAGTCTAAGTGAGTCTTCTTGAGATTTACCAAGACTAACCAAAGCATTATCAAAACGTACAAACGCTTTGGAAGTTTCATCAATCGGCATTCTTGTTTTTTTCGCTACTTCAAAAACTTTGTCAGTAGCGACTGCCATTTGTTCTTCGGAATCCGTTACGGTTGAAATTTTATTTTGCAATGCCGTATAAGCGTCGGCGCTTTGCAAAATGGCTTGCGCCGATAGACCTACGCCGACAAGCGCAGCCGCGCCGCGAACGAACGACATAATCGACGACGCCGCGCGCTGCGACGATTGCGCGGCCCTGTCTTGGGCCTGTTGCAGCCGCAGCGCAGCCAATGCCGCCCGGTCGCTTGCCGCCGCAGCGTTGGCCGTTTGCGTAGCCGTGCGGGCCTGTTCCGTCGCCAGACGTTGCGCGGCTGTCTGCCCTTGGGCTTGGGCCGTATTGGCGCGCGTCGTTGCTGCGGCTAGGTTTTGGGCTGCGGTTTGGCTTTGCGTTGCGGCGGTCGCGACGCGCTGTTGTGCGGCTGCGGCCCCGGCTTGAAGCTGGCGCGTAGCGTTGGCCGATGCGTTTATAAGTTGCGACAACCCGCCGACATTGATTGCGGCAAGTTGGGTTTGCAAGTTCTTAACGGCGGCGTCGGCGCTTCGGGCTTCGGTTGCGATTCGATTAAGCTTCGTCGAAATAGAAGGCGAAACCTTATCGGCAATTTCGATGCTAATATTTTCGTCTGCCATTTCTTAGCCCTTTATCTTAAAATTCTTGCGCATTTTGCGACCAATTAAAACCGCACGTTCTACAAAGCCCGCCGGGGCTTGCTTTGAATATCCGTCATTCAAACGACGAATATAAGGAAGATTGTTCGTAATAAAAATCCGTTGGCCGGGTTTTTTACCGGCTAGAATCTTGCGCGCTTGGTTTATTGTTTCGGCTGCGCTTGCCTTTTGAGTTGAACCGCCTTCGCCCGGAAAATGCGGCTTGATTTTGTCAGACGAAGGCGTTTCAAGTGTTACAATCCAGTTCGACAAAGCTTGCGAAGTATCGACAGGCGTTTTAAATGCCAAGTCGCCGACGATGGTTAAGGCCGTATCGACGGCAAGTTTAGACGCGGCTTCGTCGATTGCCTTAGCCTTCTTTTCTAAACTTGTCGCCAAATCCAATAAGCCTTTTGCCATTACTTCGCCTTTTGTTTCGCTTCCATTTTCGCCGAAATCCGTTTAAGGTGTTCGCCATCCATTCTACGAATGAAAAAATGTAAATCTTCCGTCTGTTCTTCGTCGAACTCAAAAGCCCTTGCGTAGTCTTGCACGCTAGACCACGGAATAGCGGTCGGGGCCATAGCGTGCGAACGTTCGCAATCCAAATCAAAAAAGGCTTGCATATACAACTGCAAGCCCTGTTGAAGTTCTGGCGCGTTAGCGATGCGGTCGGGGATTGGTTGCCCGGCGCGCATCGCCTGTTTCGCTATTGTCTGTTCGATTGGGCCAAGTTCCAACAGATACGCCAAAACTTCGTTTAGTTTTTTACTTCTTCTTCCAACGCGGCATCGCGGAAGTTCGCCGATAACTTGGCTTCTTCCTGCAAACGTTCATACACTTCCGGCAGGTCGGTAAAGAGTTTCACGGCTGCGGCCTTGCTGAATTCCAGCGGCTTGCCGTCTTCGCCGCGAACGTTCTTCCAGCCCTTCAAGACGGTATCGACGAAGACGCCCATAAAGATTTCTTCGGCCTTGTCGTTGTTCATCGTGCCAAGTTCGATTTGGCGACGATAAGGGCGGGTCGCGGCTTCCAACGCCTTCGAATAACGCTTGTTCGACTTGCCCATGCGCGAAACAACGAAAGTCGGAATCGAACCGTCTTCGTTTTCGGCTTCGGTCATTTGAACTTCGACGCCTTCCATTTCTTTTTCGCTGTTCGTAGCGAATTGTTTATAAAGCGACATTTGTTTAACTCCTTCGAAATTTAGGAAAAAGGCCGGAACGCCCGGCCCTTTAATAATACCGCAATTACTTAGGCATTGCCACATTCGGCAGATACGAAAACGCTTCGTAAAGCATCGTATAGCCGTTCGGGTTTTCCGCGCCTGCCGGTTCAAGCGGAACGGTAATCGGCGCGTCTTTTTCGACGGCCAGACGACCGCCGCCAAGGCCAAGCAACGGAATATCGAACACAAAACCGGCGTTTTTTGAAGCGCCGATAACAGACAAGCCAACGTCGGCATTTTGACGAACCGCGCGAACAGCCGAAACCGTCGTAAAGTAAGCGGTAATGGAACCGCCGACTTCAAAGTTACCCGCCGTTGTGTCGAATGCGCCAAGAATGCCGACGGCCTTGTTCGGCGTAACGTTGTTGTTAATGGAAACGGTCGCTTCGGAAACGTAACCGAACAAGGCCGAAGGATTGGACGAAGCCGGGTCGATAACCGACATTTTGATTCGGTAAATGTCCGAAGAAGTGTTAAACGCATCTTCGCCAAGTGCCGAAACGCGGGTTCCCGACTTGATTTCGTCGCCAGCTTCGCCCGATTTGTGGGTATTATCGCAAGCAACAAACGACAAATCGGCGTTCAGCTTGTCAGCCTGCGGAATGTTCAACGTAAATTCGTTCGCTACCGCACCTTCCAAGTATTCGGCTTGGGTCGAAGTCGGGCCGCTTCCCAACTGGCGTTCGATGTTGTACGAACGGCGCTTGATAAGCGACGGCGTTTTTTCGTTCTTAATTACAGTACCGACGAACAAACGAATCGTTTTGCCCGTACCGGCTTCGGTCGCCGGGGTAAAGGTCGTATCGTTGAAAACGATAGCCTTTGCGGCAATCGACTTAATGCGCGCGTAGCCCACATTATTAGCGAAGGTCGTTCCCACAGCATCGCCGCCAATGAAGACCCAAAGGCCCGGAATCAGGCCCGGCAGGGTCGTAAAGTCTGCGGCGGTAGCGACAAGCGACGGAATGCCAGACGTAACGGCCATCGAAATATCGCCGCTTGCGAACTGGAAGCCTACGGTTTGAAGCTTTGCAGCGGCGGGCGGGGCGGCTTCGTCAATAAGCGTTTCATTAACGACGACGGTTCCAGCGGTCGAAGAAGCGACCGTTTTAATACCGTTGTTGCCAGCGTTGGAAAAGCCCGAAGCCAAAACGATTTGACCGGCTGCGAATACGCCAAGCCCTGCGGCTGCGGCATAGGTCTTCGTGCCGGAATTAACGCTAGTCAGCGCGACGGCCGCAGCGTTAAGCGCCTTCGTGTTCGGCAGTTCGCGCGCATCGGCAAAGAAGAAGCCTTGAAGCAAGCGCGTAAGATTCGACTTCGTAAAGTCGATATTGAAACCGCCCGAAGCGTCAAGGTCGGTAATCGTACCTTTCTTGTTTTGCCGCGAAGGGTCAATAGGCGCACGCGCAACGGTCGAAAGTTCGCCGCCGAAATCCGAATAGCTGTTGGGTTCCAGCCCGTACCAAACGGGCGTACCCGGAAGCGTTTTCAGCGTCGTTTCTTCCGCGAATGCAAGGCCGGTAATGTTCGAATCAATTTTGTTAGCCATTTGGCGAACTCCTTTAACCTAATTCGTCGTATTCAAATTCGGCAACGACGTTAAACCGATTAAACAAGTTTTCGGGCGATAGTTCGTTAATCCTTACGTTTCGGAACCAAACTTTATTCGGCGTTGATTTGCCGCGATAACCCTTGCGGGCAATTTCGGCCAATTTGCGGCCAATTTCGCCAGAATTAGAAATAGACTTGGGGCAAAAGATTTGCACAAAAACCA